TAAATAAAAATGCTCGCGTTGTTCCAAGTATGACGCGCGACGGCTTTAATCGTGGTTTTGTGCAAGGTAATACTGATATTGATATTACCTGCGCAATCGCAACTCAGAATCTTTTAGCAAGCCCAAAGCTTGAAGCTCTTGATTATGAGACTAGCGATATTGCAATTCAGTTCCAGTGCGGTGCAGATGTTTACAGTGCAACCGGAGTCTTTAACAAAGACACTGAACAAAGCGCCGGTGGAATCGGCGATGAAGTCAAAAAGACTTGGAACTTTGGCGCTCTTAAATTGGTTGATGCCGTTGGAAACAGCGCATTATTCAATATTCAATTGTAAGCCATTTTAATTCTGGAGATTAGAAATGGACGTTTTAGACCTTATGCGCCTTGGCTGCGATGCTCGATTCCCCGTAAAACTACGGGGTTTCGAAGTTTCGTTACGCCCTTTAACTATCGTTGAAACTGTACAACTAGCGGGCGAAGTAGGCGAAGAATTAGCAAAAAAACCAAACATAGCGCGTAATGCAATAACTGAGCATGTTATTTTCAGCATTAAAACTCTGACGATGGCAAGCACAAGCGCTCCAGGAAAAGGCGATCAAAAGCTGACTGAATACGTCTTACAAAGCCTTACTCCAGACGAATTGCATTATTTATTTAAAGAATATTGCATTGGCAACGATCGCTTGAATCCAAGCTTGGAAAAATTAAGCATGGATAATTTGAATGAATTAGTTGCGCTTGTAAAAAAAAATCATTCTGCATTGATCGAGCTATCTTTCTTGGAACTAGTGAATCTTTCCCGACATCTTCTCGAATGCTCACCAACGGACAAGTAGTTTGGCAGGTTGTGCACTCGTTAGTTTCGGGAAAACTAACGTTGGAGTGACGAATGAATACTGTTGAATTATCAGTCCGATCAAAACTTATGCAGGTTGTAGACGAATTAAAAGCAATAGGCGACGAAGCCGAGCGCACAAGTAGTGGCTTAAATAGCTTTGCAAATAACGTCGGCAAAACAACAGAAAAGCAAATAAAAAATACTGAAACATTCCTTGGTCGTCTTCGTGGTATGGGCTCAAAAGTAGCAAAGAGCATGAGCGAAGATTTCAAGGCTCTGTTTAGTCTTGTCGGCGTTACCGAGGGCTTAAAATTGGGCAACGTATTCCGAGAAAACATAAAAGAGACATTTGAATTAAGTGACACAATCCGTAAGCTGGCAAGCATTTTCGGCATTGCAGAGGATCGGTTTGTTGGCTTTCAAACGAAGCTTACAAAGGGCCTCGGAGAAATTGGCTTGAGTTCAGAGAGTGCAGTAAATGCACTAAAGGGCTTGAGCGAGACTCAGGTCAGGGGCGAAGAACAATTGAGTGAATACGCCAAAGCTGCAGGAATGCTTGCCAGTATTGGAGGGCAAAAAGGGCAAGAGGGAGCTATTGCAAAAGGAATGGCTGGCACTTTAACTGCTCAAGGCAAAAATCCAAATGATATAAATGCAATGAAAAGTCTTTCTGATGACCTTCGCAAATCATTTAATGCGACAGGCAAAACGTCAACGGAAGTGCTTTCGGCACTTGAATCAATAATGGCAAAAATGCCGCAAGATTTCCGCAAAGCTTTGACTACTTCGGGGCTTGTAAAGATGGGCACCGCTGCAGCAATCGGCGGCCCTAACTCAACCAAATTTTTGGAGGAGTATTTGGGCAAAAGCCCGATCGCCCGAAAAGCCCTTGAGGCGCGAGGCTTCAAAGGCGTATTCGGGGCTGGTGGTCTCGACACGCAGAAATTCAGGGGCGCAGCAAAGGGAGTGATCAATCAGTTTCCAGGCGACCCTAGAATGATGGCTCAAACCCTAGGGCTTTCCGAGGACGCAGCCGAAGGATTTATTCGACTGTATGAAAGCCTCGACAAAGTAGACGAAGCTCAAGCAAAAATGGAAAAAGACACAAAAGCGCTGGGAGATCAATACAACGCAAGCATGACTGCAAGTGAAGCGTTTTCCGCCTCGCTAAACAAGCTCAAGGCAAGTTTAGCAACTCCAATTGCGTATACAACCAATTTTATCACTACGGGCCTACAAAAGGCTTTTAAGACAAGTTTTGATGATTTGGTCAATTTATTGCCCGCAGGATTGCAAAGTTCGGTTGGCGGAGCAAAAAAGAAAATCGAAAAATATTTGCCTGATGCTTTGGACAAGAATTTGGGAAGCACCGCAGTCGTTGCCGGCGGTGGAGTTTTGGCCGCACTGATGGCAGGTGGAGGGCTCAAGTCGATAATGAAATTGGGCCAGGGAAAAGCAGGCGGAATTGCGGAGCGCATGGCTTATGAAACTGTAACGGGCGCCAAAGTTCAGGACGTTTATGTGGTCAATGCAAACGAAATTGGAAGCGCAGCAACGGGCGGGGGAGCTGCAGGCGAGACAGGATTAGGCACCAAAATAGCGGCAGGTACTGCGGCTTTCGCTGGAGGCGCTGCAGTTGGCAACACGCTAATGGATCCAGAAGGCGCAATGAATCAATGGATGCACAAAAATATCCCAGGGCTTGCAAAAGTAGATCAGACTATCGAAAGCGGCGTTGGGGCTTCTGTTGATTGGCTTGCGGAAAAATTTGGAAACATGACAGGCGCGGCACCTATCCCGTTGCCGGTCGGTGTGAAAAACCAAATGCCCGCAGCTCCTGCGATCAATATTCAAAATCAAATGCCTGCAGCTCCGCAAGGATTAAATATCAATAGACCAACGGCAGCACCTGCATTGCAGCAACAAAAACAGCCGCAGCAAAGCGTCGATGTTAAAGTCCGCGTCCAAGTTGATACCAAGAACAAAGATCTAAAAGCTACAACTCAACCGGCGCGAGGTGCCATGCAATGAGTGTCAAAAGTTTAAACCTCAGCAAAAAAGCTGATTTTTTATTGGCAACAGGATCAAGCGTTGCAACGCTTGCGCAATTATTCGGGAAGAATCCAGGCGAATGGGATATTGAGGAAGCCAGCTACAATAATGTTCCTTTCCATGTTTTTCAAAGCAAAGTCAGTTGGGGCGGAGCTCTGCCAAGTATTAGGGATACAGGCGGGCGGAGGCTCGCGAAGTTCAAATTCCCTTACAAGGATGGGCAAACGACCGATGACCTCGGAAGGGAAGCGGAAACATTTGAAGTAGACTGTGTGCTTTTTGGAGATACTTACACGACTGGTCTCAAGATATTGATGAGCCAATTACAAGCACCAATACCTGGTACGCTTATTCATCCTGTCCGTGGAAAAGTCACCTGCAAGATGCAAAGCTACGAACTTATTCACAGCCACGAACAACGAAAAGCCGTGCAAATAAAAATCACTTTTGCAGAGCACAATTTTAGTTTGGCGAGCTACGGCAAAACTGCCGATATTAAAAACGTGAAAAGCTTGTTGGCAAATCTTCTCTCTGCTTATGCAGCTTTGAATAACTTGATTAACAAAATAAAAGCTTTGGTCAACCTTATCAATTCCATCAAGGCATTGCTTGAGGATTCAATAAATGCATATTTGGCGGCATTTCAAAGCACAATCATAGATATTAATCAGGTGTTTAATAATGGCAGCTCGATTGATATTCCAACTTTGGTACCAGTCAACCAAGGCGGTGTACTGCTTCCCGATGGCACGCTATCATCGACGACTTTTCCTGCAGCGACAAATCCAAATGATCCTTTCGTTTCGATACCTGTAACGCAAATTCAGGCGGCGATTGCGGCGACACAAAAGCTTTACACTGATGATACCGTGGCAAATATTCTTGCTACGCTTGCGGCAATTACGGCTCAAAATAAAATCAATTCTTGCAGAATTCTTGCAGACACTTTGATCAAGATGCTTTCTGCAGCAAAGTTTAATTCCTCAGAGCTTTTGACCGTTGGAATAGTTAACGGGACCAACGAAACGACGCTGACCGACAGCGACGGCTCGCTTGAGTTTTACAATGAAATTCTCGACATCAAACGCGGCTTGATTTTAATGCAGCAAGCATATGAACAAGGCGCGGCTCAAGCTCAAATCGGGATAAGGCGCTACACGACTCCTCGCTTGATGACTGTTCGGGAGGTCGCTTTTGCAAATGAAATTGATCCTGATCGCTCAATCGAAATCGACATTTTAAATCCTGATCTGGAAAGCCTGAACTACATCGAAGCAGGCTTGGAAATATTGGTGCCATTATGAGCGTACTCAGTCAGAAGTTAGAAAAGACAGGACGCTTCCCTTTGGTGGCTCTTGAAATAACTCCTTTAAACGGCACAAAAACCGTTCGTTTCGATAAGTTTACAAACTATCAATTCACCACAAATATGCTTGTGCCAGTAGATGCTTTTAGTTTTTCTTTTACAGCTCCGAATGATCCGCGTCCTTTTACGGCTTATGTTCAAGAGGGCGATATTGCCACGCTATTTGCAAACGAAGAGCTGTTGGCAACGGGAATAATCGACCAAATAGAAATAGAAGTCGATGGAGAAAGTGGCGAAAAGGCAACTGTAAACGGGCGGGATTTGATCGGGCAATTAGAAGACAACAACGCGGTAGCTTTGATAGTAAAACCAAACGCAGACGGAACATTTGAAACCACTGATGCAGAGCCGATGTGGGGCGACAATATGACCATTGAAGCTGTCGCGAAAAGGTTAATTATTGGAACAAGAATTCAAAAAGTAGTTATGAGCGATGCGCCAATTACTCCAGCATTGTTTGCGAGTGAGCCAGGAGAAAGTCGATTAAGTGCGCTATTAAGACACTGCGAGCCTTTTAACTGCATTATTTGGACCGATGCAAGCGGAGCTTTAAAAATTGGAAAACCGAATTTTGCCTCGCCATCAAAGGGAATGATTATTTGTAATAAATCAAAGCGGCAAAGCAACGTATTCAGCATGCGGGTCGCCTTTAGTGGAACAAGTATTCCAAATATCGTCGTTGCTTTGTGGTCTGACATTCAAAAAACCCAGATTGGAATTCAGAAAAATCAAATATTTGGGAATATTGCCGTTGGGCCCACGCGGTTAAGGCAAAATGGGCACAATGTAATAAAAACAGTTTTAACCAGTTATCCAAGCGGCGGCGATGCTCAAAGTTTAGCGATAGCCGCACAATACCAAACAGCTAGTGCAGCTAATCAAACTGTACTACAAGCGCTGGCAAAAAGAGAATTGGCAAGGGCAAATTTCACTGAAGTTTTAGTTCATGCAGTTGTGCCTGGACACTACAATGATAATGGAGAAATGTATCGACCCGATACATGTTACGATGTTGATTTTGATCGTGCTGGCATTCAGCGGAAAATGTATTTGTATTCAGTTGAGTACAATTTATCAGAAGAACGCGGACAATATACAGTATTGAGTTTTTGCAATATCGGCACAATTGTCAGCGATGCGAGGATTAAATAACATGCTTGACCCAGAAGTAAAGCGAGAAATCCGCAGAGAAATACGCAACGCAATGAATATTATTCTTAATTGTCAGCTTGGCGAAAGCACAAATGAGGACCAAGAAATCGAGCAGGTTTATCCAGGCGCTCCAAAGCTTAATAAACGCCCAGTCGTGCATCCGTTCGGTTTTGTAAGCAGAGCTCCAAAAGGAAAGCTTGGCGTTACTGCGCAAGTTGGCGATCACGTAGGCGCAAGAATGATTATTGGAACGCGTGATTCCGGTCGAGCAGATATGAGCTTTTTGGAGGAAGGCGAAGGTTGCCTGTATTCTGAGGCAGGCGAAAAAATAGTAATGCGAAAAGACAAAACGCAATTGGGAAGCGAAAATGCAGCAAATCCAGTTGTATTAGGGACAGAAATTGTGGATCTTTTGACTCAATTAATAGCAATATTAAAAGCAGGGACCATGTGCTTATCAACAGCGCCTGGAAGTCCTACATTGCCAAACCCTCCCGTCGTGTTGCAGCTAACTAATTTGGCAGCAACTTATTTAACAAGCACAGCAACTAATATTTTGAGTCAACATGTATTTGCTGAGAGGACAAAATAAAATGGCACAAAAACGACATTATTCTTGGCTGATTGATCCTATAACCGGCGACTATGTAATTAATAAAGGCAATCCAGTGCGTGACGATACATTGCAGTTCCCTGCATATGCTCGCTTAAAAATACGCCGTGGGAGTTGGATGTACGCACCTAATTCCGATTACGGCAGCGACTATTCAACCGTGCGCAAGCGAACAAATACAACGCAAGCGCTGCTCGAAAGCATTGGTAACAAAGCATTGCAACCAATGATTGACGACGGGCGAGCAAGCGAAGTTGTGTTTTCTCTTGACCAAAGTTCTCGCAATGGCGAGTCACAAATTTGCAGCATTGTTGATACGGACAGCAATATTTTATCGTTTGAATTACCTTCAGTGGGAGTCTAATTGTGTCAATAATAATTAAAACACCGCGCCAAGTAGCGCAAGAATACCTTGATAATTTGAAGCCATTGCGTCCAGAAATAAATACAGATCAAGAAGATTCTGATTGGTGGATAAGAAGTCGCGTTGTTGGCGGCGTGATTGCCGGCGTTTATGCGGATCTTAATCGGGTGAGCAATGACTGTTTTCCACAATCCGCAAGGCGCGAGGCTGTTGATAAGCACCTTCAAGTATATTTCGTAAGTGGCTTACGATCAGCGCAAGGCGCAGTCGGAAACGTTGCAGTGACAGGCACGAGTGGCACCATTGTAATTGCAAACACGCAATTCATTCACCCTGCAACTTCTAATGTTTACGTTGCTACAACATCGGTAACATTGGACGGACCAACTGGATCGGTGCCTGTTGCCAGTGCGGCAGTAGGGCAAGATCAAAATTTAATTACAGG